AGCGAGGAAGACCGCAAGAAGGGTTGACAGTGTTGCTACTCGCCCTCTTGCTTCTTGGCATTGCTGGTGTACTATGTGCCCCCACTGGCAAAGCGCTCGTTAGGGCGTGGAGATACCAGCGGCTGAGCGACATGGGGGTCCAGCGTGCGCGACAAGTTGCAGCAGTATCTCGACTCGATTCTCCCCCTGCTCAACTTGAAGCAGTGGACGATCAAGGTTAGCAAGGACATTCCTAGCGACGACGCTTGGGCTGACATTGAGGTAAGCGAGAACCTTTGGGAAGCCACCCTTCGAATTGGCGACGACTTCTTCCGCGAAACCCCTGAAAGCCAACGCCGTATTTTGGCGCACGAAATGGTGCACGTTCACCAGGCTCCTGTTGAACGATTGGTAAACACGCTTGAAGGTGTGCTAGGATCACAAGCGTTCGAGATCTTGGATAAGGTTTGGGACACGGAAACTGAACGCTCAGCAGAATCGCTCTCGTTTGTGATTGCAGAGATGTTGCCTCTGCCAGAACTGAAAGAGGGGAGGAAGCGCTCGTGACCAACCTTGTTGACGACATTGAGAAGTTCCTTGAAGAGCCCGCGTGGGAGAACTGGCATTTTCATTCCATCAAGCGCACGTATACTGACCACGACATCCCGCAGTGGGCGGTATACATCGCTTACGACGATGGCGGAGACCCACGGGGGCTAAGCATCGTCACCCGCGGAGAGAGCCTCTACCAAGCCCTGCGCGACATGATCCTAGTGGTCAGCGACGGGTCCCCCCTAGATCCATCATGGTATTAAGAAAAGTCCTCCGCTGGTCTGGCACGGGGTGGTACTGCCCCCTGAACGAGGAGCACAAGGGCATGTACTGGATTCCCTCTAAGCAGGGCGACCGCATTGGCGGGTACTACTACTGCGCCAGCCAGGAACATAGTTTTGTCTACGCTACCCGCGAGGCGACAAAGAACATTTGGAAAGAATCTGAAATTGACGCCCTGAGGGAGGAGATGGAAAAAGAGCCACAAACACATGTGGCAGGGCTTGACATTTCTGGGGACTTGTCGTAAAGTAGGTCTCCCTGCTGGGGAACACTTACAAACGGGTAAAGGGAAGGACCATGTGGGAATTCTCTGCTCGCGAGTGGAGCGGTTCACCATAACCCAGCAGGGGTTACTGCGCCTATGATGTGCAGATAGATGGGAGGTAGCATGGCTACAAAGAAGATCGTTGCAAAGAAGGCAGCACCAAAGAAGGCAGCACCAAAGAAGGCTGCGGTCAAGAAGGCTGTCAAGGCGACCGCCAAGAACACGGCAAAGTTTGAGTTCCCTGTTGCAGGAATCATTGTTGCGCGCATCGTACTTGCGTTGGTGCTTGTTGGCATCGCCGCATACGCTGTTGCAAACCAGTAGGGGGAAGCATGGCTACGAAGAAGAACGCAAGCGTATCTATCTCAGCCCCCTCGTTAAGCACGGTGAGCCCTAAGGTGAAGATTGCTGGAGCAGCCTTGCTTGGGATTGCCGTTTTGTTTGGCGCATACAGCGTTGGTCACAACACTGGTTTTGATAAGGGGCATACGGCGGGATTCACTGAAGGTAATGCCGCTGGGGATAAGGCTGGATTTGAGCGCGGCTACTGGAAGGGCGCTGAATACGGCTGCAACTTTGTCTTTAACGAACTCAAGACTCCATATGTCATGGGTGTTCAAAACCCGTACACAACGTGGTATGCCCTCATGGGTATTGGGAGTGTTTATTTAAATCGCGATAACTGCTCGACAAGTGGACACGGCACCGCGCCGTATAGTGGGGGTCCAACGGACTCCAACTAATGTGCTAGGGATGCTTGACAGAATCCGTGAACTACACGAAGAGGAATGGCAAGCACGCTCAGCCGCGATAGTAGAGCGGTATGAAGAAGTAGTCAGTGGCAGGGTTACCGTCGCTGGTAATCCTGCCGTTGATCTTATGTACGGCGTGGCACACCCAAGAAATCTATCTGGGCAAGAGGTAATCGTACGAACCAAGCACGTTGGGCTACTTGGTCCGCTTGGTCACTACCAAGACCGCGCCGCTGAGGTAGAGGCGTTCATGGTGATGCTAGGCGCTGAAGTTTGGAGGGATAAAGAATGAAGCAAACAACTTATTGGTTTATGGTGGCGCTAGGGTTTTCTGCCATCGTCTCGTTGGCGGCTACTCCATTTACGCAAAGTATTAGCGCCGCTGAAGTGGAAGTCGTTGCGCCAGTGGAAACCCTGGCTCCGTATGTTGAGCCTGAGGCAACGCCAGTTCCTGATCGTTGCCTTAACCCAGAGACCTCCTCAGTTGACTGTTTCCCCAACGCTACCCCAGTTCCAGACACTTGCTGGGATTGCCTTGGGAACACGCTGACGGACGAAGAGACGTTGCTGTTGGTGTGCTCGCCAGAGTCTTTGGCAGAAAACCCCCAGCACTTTGAGACTTGCTACGAAGACGAGTGGATCTATTCGTGTGACCCAGATGGCTGGTGCGAGTTTGACGAAGGGGACGACCCAACAGGAGAGGGCTATGACTGGTAAAGAGCCCTGTCAAGAATGCGCCTGTGTTGGCTGCTCTGAGGGAAATTGCTGCGACCACGCGGCTGGGCACTGGTACGACGATCAGGCTGAGAAGCAGGCGCTTGAAAAGTTCCTACTTCCCATAGTGGACGACCCTGTGCGAGAATGGGCGGCAAAGCATAAGGAGGCACGTCGTGCAGGAAAAGGACTTTAAGAAGATCCATAGCCTTGAGCAGGCTTATCAGACATGGCAAAATGGCGACCTTGACGAGAAGTACTTGAAGCGCGCCTCTCGCCTACAGTGCGAGTGTGGCAACGCTGATCCTCTCTGCATGCAAAGCAATCACACTAAAATGGCTGATGAAATGTTCCGCGCTGGGGATGAATGGGAAAGGGAGCGACATGTCTGACGACGCAAAGATTAATATTGACCAAGCAATTTCCTCCGCATGGGCGCGGCTTAACGAGGCTGCATCTAAGCGCAATATGGAGATTAGCGTGATTGAGTCTGACGAGCAGCCGCCAGCAAAGCAGCGATGGCTTGTCTGGGTGAAGCCAAGCAACCAGAAGTGGGCGCTCTCCCGTGGTCAATACGGCGCTATTGGCGTTGACCCAGCAGACGCAATGGACAACCTGACCAAGATGCTAGAAGGTGGGAACCTTGAGCAGAACGGCTGAAAGCGTAACGCGCGGTCACCCAGATAAAATCTGCGACCAGATTAGCGACGCCATCCTTGACGAATACCTAAAGCAAGACCCGTATTCCCGCGTTGCCTGCGAGAGCGCAGTTTCAGGGTCGCAAGTTTGGATTTTTGGTGAAGTCGCAAGTTCCGCGAAGGTTGACCACGAGATGGTTGCGCGCAGCGTATTAAGTTCTATTGGCTACACCGCAGAGTCTGGCATTGACCCAATGAAATGCTCCATCACGTCAAGCATCAAGGAGCAGTCTCCAGACATCGCAATGGGCGTTGTAGAGGGCGCTGAGATGGGCGCAGGCGACCAGGGCATTATGTACGGCTACGCAACAGACGAGACAGACGTGCTTATGCCCCTACCTATTTACGCAGCAAAGAAACTTACCCGCGCGCTTTCTATGGCGCTCATGGACGGCTCCGTTGATGGCTTGCGCCCAGACGGAAAATCTCAGATTACGGTCAACGACTCTGGGCTTATTGACACCGTCGTCCTAAGCGCTCAGCACGAGGCTGGGGTTGATCTCTCCGCATTTAGGGGTCAACTGTACGGACTCGCTCAGTCTGAACTTGCGGGGATGGTCACGCCTAATGCAACGTACTTGATTAATCCAACAGGCAGGTTTGTCCTTGGCGGTCCAGCAGCGGACGCTGGACTTACTGGTCGTAAGATTATTGTAGATACATACGGCGGCGAAGCGCACCACGGTGGCGGGGCATTCAGTGGCAAGGATGCAACAAAGGTAGATAGGTCAGCATCGTATGCCGCAAGGCACGCCGCGAAGAATGTTGTAGCGCACGGGCTAGCGCGCAAGGTGGAGATCTCCGTGGCGTATGCAATTGGTATGCCGCGCCCAGTTTCTCTGACCGTTGACGCGTATGGCACTGGTGACAACGAGGCGATTAGGAAGTATATTATTGAGAGATGGGATTTCCGCCCTGCCGCGATTATTGAGCGGTTTGACCTGCGGAAGCCTTGGTACTACACGGCAGCCGTTCAGGGGCACTTTGGTGTTGATGGGCTCCCGTGGGAGAGCGTGGAGGGTTGATGGCTTACGAAGAAGACGAGATCTTGCTGGCTGATGGATGGGAAGATTGCTTCATTGGGACTGGCTCTGTGTTCGCGGGCTCTGCTGGAATGCGACGAGTCGCGGTCTACGATCTCCCAAAGATGATTGATAAGTTGATAAAGGAAAGCGCGAAAGACTGCGCTGACCAGTGTGAATGCGATCACTACGGGGAAGCGGTTGAGTATCTTGAGTTCAACGTCCTTGGTGCGTATGTTGGACCAAACACTCCTGTGTATGTGACACCCAACACACTTGAAGATGCCTTGGCTGAGTTGGAGTCCTACTAATGCCATCCATGGTAATTGTCGTTGAGGTTGTTGCAAGCGGGGGTGGCGACGCGCCAGTTGACCATCAATTGTTTTCCGTCGCCTACTGTCCGCCAGACCCAGCAATCCACAAGTTTCTGACGCAGCAAAGCGCAGGCATTGAGTTGGCAGAATGGCGGGACGACATTATTCGACCTTTCCCTCTTGACGCATCTGACATGACCGTCAGCCTCTTTGCGCCTATCTCTGGTGGCACAATTGGCTACCCTGGCGGAATGCGCGAGGAAGGGCTGTATAAGGGCGGTGGCACATGGCGATGGGAGAACAGGACGGCGACCGCCCACAGAGAAGAGGTGCGGGGAATCCCTGAGACCCGCTCTGCTGAAGGGATGGTCATTGGCTCAGCGTGGTTTGAGTTTGTACGAGAAATTAAGAAGCAGGTCCAAGATGGGTCTGTACAAACGCCTTCATTCTGGTGTATCATGGGGGTAGAGGCGATGGTAGAAAACCTTCGCTCAAATGGGCTTCGCCCACGAGTAGTCTTCTGGATGGAGGGAGAGAAATATGTCTGAGATTTGGAATGGTGCTGAGCAACTGCGGGTGCTTCTTGTCCCCGTTGAGCAACTAGCGAAGTACCCAAATAACCCGCGCCGTGGCGACGAAACAAAAATCCAAGAATCGCTCACCCGATTTGGGCAGCAGAAGCCTATCGTGGTCGCCAAGGAGACAAACTACATCGTTGCTGGAAACCACGTGTTTGGTGCAGCAAAGGCTCTTGGCTGGACGCACATTGCTGCTGTGGTCACAGATTTGTCAGACAAGGACGCCAAGGCGTACCTTATTGCGGATAACCGCATGTCAGACATTGGCGACTACAACGACTCTTCCCTTGCGTTGATTCTTGAGGATCTGGCAACAAGCGGTCACCTTGATGGGACTGGCTACGACTCAGACGATCTAGATTCCTTGCTTGCAAAGATTGAGAAGCAGACAGACGATACCAAGGAAATGGCAGACCAGTCGCCAACGGCTGAAATTGTCTTTGACGACGAGGAGCAGCAGGACCTTTGGTTTGAGTTTGTGAAGTGGCTGAAGGGCAAGTACCCAGAGTATGAGACGTTTGCCGCACGCCTGACTCGCTTCATTGACGACTCCATTCGCCCGTAAAGGCGCAGATGCGCTACAGGGATATTCGTCTTAGCGAATCAGAGGTTCGCCGTTGCATTGAGTGGACTGCGGAAAAGCAAGCATTCAAACAAGACCATGAGGTTGTAGACCAGTGGTACGACCGTAAGAGCACTTCCTCCGCGGTCGATCTGATGGGAAGGCTTGGAGAGATTGCAGCATGCCACGCACTGGACCTCGACTGGGCGACCGCGCTTGATTGGGAGATCCGCCCAGGTGGAGATACTGGAATCGACTGCTTGGCGTACGGGTTCAAGTGGGACGTCAAGACATCCACGCTGGACGAATTGATTTTCAACAGCAAGAAGCACTTCAAGGCGGACATCGCCATTCTTGTGCAGTTGATTGGTGATAGGCAGCACCCTGAGGCGCAATCCTCCATTTGGCGGGTGTGGGGCGTGTGCTCAAAAGAGAAATTCATGCGAGACGCAGCAGAGCATATTTATGGAGAAGGAAAAGATCAGCGATCCCGCGTTAAGGTTAGCAACGAGAAACTGACCCCATTGCAAGGATTCTTCGACCACATCACAAAGAAGATTTGGAACGATGGCGAGATTTCGTAAGTACATTGACAACAGTGTCATTGAAGAGGCGAGCAACCGCATTGCCCACATCTATGACGTCTTTGACACTGTGGTCTACATGTTCAGTGGCGGGAAAGACAGCCTTGTCTGTATCCACCTAGGGTGGGAAGAGGCTAAGAAGAGATACGGCGAAGACGCGGTAATTGATGTCGTGTTCCGTGACGAGGAGTTAATCCACCCTTCCGTCATTGACTTCGTCAACGAGTATAGGAACAAGCCATGGATTAGGATGCGGTGGTTCTGCGCTCCCCTTGAGAACGAAACTTATATTCTCACTGAGCGATCCACCTACTGGGCATGGGACCCAGATAGAGAATGGGCTAGACCAATGCCAGACTGGGCGGAAAAACTAGAAGGCTTTGACGGGAAAAAGGTTGACCAGCATAGTCTTGATGCCTACATCGCAAAGTCCTACAAGGGTATGGTTGCCTTCGTAACTGGAATCCGTGCTGAGGAGTCGAATATTCGATACCGCAGCGTCGTCAACAAACTGCACGATAACTACATTACCGCGCCAACGGTGCCGTCTGGCGTGCCGCAGCCAAAGCGCGTACGCATGGCAAAGCCTATCTACGACTGGACTGAAAATGACATCATGAAGTGGCTTCATGAGAGCAAGATCCCTTGGTGCCAAATCTATGACGCACAAGCAATCACTGGGGTGAAACTGCGCGTAAGCACGCCGCTGCATTTCAGCAGCGTGGCTAAGTTGCCAAAATTAGCGCAGACAGACCCAGAACTTTGGGAAATGGTTTTAAAAGTATTCCCTGAAGCGGTATTGCAGAAACGGTATGGAAAAGACTTTGACACGGAAGGAATGATTGCCCCATACAGGGAGAGAGGATGGGAAGGCGTCTCCGCATTCATTGCTAAGAGGTTCTCTGACGACAAAGAGAGCAGAATCCAAGCAAAGAAGCGGCTTGCTGAGTTTAAGACGCTATCTGACAAAGACCCTGAGTCGTTTACCCCAGACTACTTGCTAAGCGTGCTTGCTCATGGTAGAGTGGACACCACAATCCTGAACAACCAAACTGTACGAATGAAGCGTCGAGCGGCATTGTTAGCGGAGAGGGAAAATGGCTGACCCAATTGATCGCATTGAGTGGCGCAACGCTGGCGAGTTAAAGGCTAACCACTGGAACCCTAACAAGGTATTTAACCCAGAGTTGCAATTGCTGGAGACTAGCATCCTCACCAACGGATGGATTCAGCCAATCTTGATCACCCCCGCTGGGACAATCATTGACGGTTTCCACAGGTGGATGCTGTCGAGGGAGTCAAAGGAACTTAATCGAAAATACGGGGGTCTGGTCCCATGTGCGGTTATGGACATTCCAGAGTTTGACGCAAAAATGCTGACGGTAAGAATCAATCGCGCCAAGGGGGAACACGGCGCCCTGTCCATGAGCGAACTCGTGCAGAGCCTCATCGATCAGGACGGAATTGACCCAGATGAGGTGGCGCGACAGATTGGTGCCGCTCGCAGCGAAGTTGATCTTCTATACCAAAACAACGTATTCAAGCAACGCAACTTGGCTGACTATCGCTACAGCAGGGCGTGGTACCCCGTTGAGGTAAAGCGCGGAGAAGAAGAGCCAAAGAAGCCAACTGACGGAGAGTGGGTTGCAAGATGAGCACAAAGTCATACCAAGAGTTTGTAAGAAGCACGAGCGGCGCATTCTCTTCCCTTAACCAAGAGCAGGGAAGGATTGCCGCGGCGGCGCTTGGTCTCGTAGGCGAGGCTGGGGAAACATCTGAGGTCATTAAGAAGTACTTGTTCCACGGGCACGACCTGCCAAAAGAAAAGATTGAGAAGGAACTAGGGGATGTCCTCTGGTACGTCACGGAGTTGTGCAACGCCCTAGACATTACCCTGGAGAGCGTGATGGAAAAGAACATTGAGAAGTTGAGCAAACGCTATGGCGGAGAGTGGTCTGCTCAGAAAAGCATAGATCGAGTTGACGTTCTGGACGGTCAAACCTTGTTGTTTGAGGAGCACACGTGAGATACGCCCCCACCGCAAAAGAAAAGGCGCTCTACGACAGGAGCGGTCTAGTCGTCCTAGAGGACTTCCTGGACCAGGATGTCTGTGCAAAATGGGACTTGTCTTTGCGTGAAGCAAAGCCAGAGCAGTTTAAGAGCGACCAAGGGGTTACATCTGGGGGCTTCTTTGAGGCTGGTAAAAACCTTTACAACTATCTTGATACCTATGCGATTATGGAGGCGTGCCCAGAGATTGTAGATTTCTATGCGGGAAACATCGCCTGGCTCAGGAACTTAACTGACGCAGAGGTGGTGAAGAGCAACTATTTCCGCAGCGCCATTACGGCGGTTCAGTTTGAGGCTGCGGGATCTACGCAGTCGTGGCACAGGGAATCAAACCCCGTTACGGTAATTGCCTACTTGACCAATAACCCAAAGCAAGGAGCAATTGAGGTTGTCGACAATGAGACTGGAAAGTCTGTATTCTTGTATCCAAAGAAAGGGAGAGTCGTTGTAATGAACGGGAGATACGTCCGTCACCGTGTACACGCAATGGAGACAGCAGAGCGACGCGTGTCATTGGTCTGCAACTACTACCTAAGGGGCGATCACGGTCGCCCAGAAGATGCGGACGAGCATATTTACGGCTCAGATGTTTAAGTGCCCATCATGCCTAGCCTCATTTGACCCATGGTCAGCACAAGTGGCAAAATTTGGAAAAAGCAAAAAGATTCTATGCCCACACTGCAAAGAGTGGATTGAGTACGGAAGGGTGACAAGATGACAAGCGTAGCGAAGCGTCGAGAGCGAAGACCAGTGGTGGACATGCGGTTCGACTCCCAAGAGAGAATTGATCTCTGGAGGAGCACAGGCAAGTTCCCGCAAATTCACGACACGCTATTCAATTATGTTATTTCACGAATGAACGGCGATGTTGTGCTTGATCTCTGTGGATCAACTGGGCTGCTTTCCCGCAGGTTTATAAGTGCTGGAATTCCCGCGGTCGGAGTTGAGGGCGAGCAGGAGTCTGTAGAAAAAGGGGTTTGGGGCGAAGACCAGCCAGTTAAGCATATGTGGATTACCCCTGAGACCGTGTGGAGCATTGCTGACTGGATGAAAGAGCACAAAGTTAATACAGTCGTAGCGCGACGCTGCATCAGTGAACTCATCCCAGTGTTCCCAGTACTTGGCGAAGTGTTTATCGCTGGCGGCGCGAAAGAGATGTTCCTAGAGGGACGCCAGCGGGTTGCAAAGCCAACGCACCCGTGCCCAGACATTGAGCACGAAATTATGCCATTTATTGGGGAGTGGGAGGGTTGCAAGCCAACCTGGAAACTAGTCCACCGCTACAAGGAATGCGCCCACCTTACCCCACTTGACAAGGCGGTAACAGAAGCCTAGTATTATGCAGATGCCACCGTGTTGGGCGGAGGCGCAATGATGGGAGTAAGTATGCAGTACGATACGTTTGGTCTTAGGCACGGTCAGGGCTGGTACAACGGCTACACGCCTAACGAGCGAGGAAAGGTTGGTCGCTGGCAGAATAAGCAGTATGCGGCGGGTTACCCTAGACCAGCAGAATGCGATTCGTGCGGTCAGTCGCAAGGTCTTCTGTTTCACCACTGTGAAGATTACGGAGAGCCCTATGGCGCTCACATCTGGCAGTTCCCCCTTTGCTACCGTTGCCACATCATGCTGCATTGCAGGTTCTTTGCGGGCGACGCATTCGAGGAATACGTCAAACTTGTTGAGAAGGGATATCAGTTTTCCGCAATGCACACAATGGATTTTGGAACATTGAAGCGTGATCACATTGCCAACCCAGGTGCTCGCATTGCGAAATATCGCATCGTTGAGCCCAAGAACAACAATGTTCTGGCGCGCTGCGCTGCTGGAGAATGGACCCCCAAGAACATAGACGAACTCGTTAGGGAGGGAGAAGACGCGCCAAGAGTGAGCAAGAAGGACGAGACCCTATGGGCGGTGACTGGATAATGCCAACCTACGATTACGAATGCAAGAAGTGCAACCTGATTGTTGAGGTATATAAGTCTTTTTCAGACGAAACGGCAGTGACGTGCGAAAAGTGCGGAAGCGATATGGAGAGGAAAATCTCTGGTGGGGAAAACATTGTCTACAGAGGTTCTGGTTGGGCAAGGAACCAGAAGCCAAACGAATGACTGACTGCGGTCACCTAGCCTGCCACCAGTGCGCATGGAATGCGTTTAACGACGCCGTCGCTCCGTATTGGAAGATTGACATTATCGTCAGGAACCCAAGCGACAGTTCTTGGAAAGTCCGCGCGTTCGCTACAGAGCACCTTGACTACTCTGCGTGGCGGCTGCAACTTGGTAGAGAGCGTTATCTTTACGCGGAGGCGGACCTCATTGGTAGAGCCATTGAACTCTTGACCAGAAAAGCAGAGTTCGAGTTTCTCCTAGACGGGGAGCGAGCGAACTAAAACCTTCTCGCTGAAGTAAAGTAAAGGGATACTGAACCAACGTCTGCGGCATAAACAAGCGCGTCAACAAGGTCATCGTGCTCGCTATTTGGGAACCCCATCATCTCCCTTTCGAGTTCCTGGAGCCCTGGGGCGTTCCTAAGATGGAACACCTTGCCAGCCTCATACCTGGCGGCAAGAGCGCGGCTGCGGCTCACCTTGTCTTTATCTGGGCGAACTGCACGTGCTGGAAGGCGAGTTTCGCTCAGCATCTCCCTCACAAATGTGCTCTGGTGCTGGACTGCTTCGATATTCAGCATCTCAATAGCCCTGGGTTCGTCAGTCTGCTGAACCCAGTTCTGACCACGAAGACCAAGAAGTGACGCGCTCCATGAAAGTTTAGGGCTAGTGGGGTCGTCCATCAGCCCGCCAGTTTTTGAAATTCCAGTAAGCCACTGCCTATGACCTTCTTGCATGCGGGACCTATAGGAACCCACAATGTAAATGTTATGGTCTTTGTCCTCAACAATTTCAACAGCAGCAGTGTAGTCGCTTCGCTCACTGGCGCTTGCTGCAAGGTCAACGCCAATTCTGCGAACACCCTCTGGCACCTGCTCCACGTACTGAAACCACTCGTATCGAAAAATGTTTCCACCCATGGAGGTGACGTCGTTCTGGTATTGAAGCATAAAGATTGGAGTCCCTAGTTCGTCGCGCTTCTTTTGGAGTTCTTCAACCGTGTACATCTTCTTCCACAAAGGCTGACCGTCTTCGATGGCGGCTCGCTTAAGGGTTGGGATGCCCTTGCGGGTCAACTCAGCGTAGAAGTCGTCTTCGTGCCACCGCGTGCCAATGTACCAGCGCTTTGCACCAGGAACAAGCATTGGGTCGATAACCTGCCAATACGTTTCGCTTGCCTTCTGCCTCTGACCAGGAGTTGCATTCTCTCGCATGCCCACCATGTCGTCGCAGATAACAATATCAAGACGTGCTCCTGGCTTGATTGACGACAAACCGTCAGAGAAGCAAGTGCTATCTTTTCCTAGGTTAACGTTTTTCACTGTCCATGTTTCGTCAGTCCACTTAGACCCAACCACCCCATCTTTTGCCCATGGAAACACTTCAGCAAACATTGGGCTTTCCACTAAGTTCTTGATTGCTCGTGATCGAGACATTGCTTCAGCCATAACCGCAGTGATTACACCAATGCGGACTTTTCCCTTCGTGACGCCAACAAGACGCGCAGCGCGATGAATAAGCATTGTGGTCTTTGCATGACCGCGCGGCATGAGGACAAGGGCTGCATCGTTCTTATCTAAGAAGTCTTCCATCCCGCGCAAGTACGGGGGAAAGACTAGATTGCTCATGTACTCTGCAAAAGCGGCGTCAGAGGTTGCTGCCTTCCTTCGCAGCCAGTCTCTGTATTCTCGATTACTGAGGGTCTGCTGCGTCTGCTGCTGAGGCAATCTCAACCACCTTTCCCTCTACAATCTGAGCCTCTAGGGACTCAGCCCACACCCTCATGCGCTCCGCAAGGTCGCCGTCGCTCAATGCATCAATTGCGTGCTCAGATGACATCTCAATGGCGCCGCCGTTCGCCCCCGTAAGTTCAAGCCTGTCCGCTACATACGCTCCAGTCAGTTTGGCAATGCGGTCAAGACCCTCAAGTTGCACCTTCAAGAACGCAACTTCAGTAGGACCGCCTCGCGCGCGGGCAGCGCCCGCAGCAGCCTGCCGCATGATATCTCGCGCTTTGGCAAGAAGTTCCGTGCGATTGCCGTCATTCCCGCCAGGATTCTGCGCAGCCCACTCTTTGCGGATGGCAGAAATGTGTCTATACACAGTGTCTAGTTGGAGATCCACGGCAGAGGCAATCTGGCTGGGCGGCACGTTAGCCAGCAACAGCCCTGAAATCTTGTCTCGAAGGGCAGCGGTCTGCCCCATAGGTCTACGACCAGTTTTAGCCATAATGTGATTATACACCACGTAGAAGCAAAAGTGTTGAATAACGTCCTACATACAGTAAGATACGCGCATGTCTGACCAATACAACATTACCGCGGAGCAGGGATCAGACTTGTCCTTCGTGTTAACTTATAGAACAGCGGCTGCGGCACTCGTTAACCTTACGGGGTATACCGCCAAGATGCAGGTCAGAAAAAACGCCAGCGCCTCAGCCGCTTACATTTCACTCACGGAAACAAGCGGAATCACCCTTGGCGGGGCAGCGGGGACCGTCACCCTGCTAATCGATAGCGCTACTTTGCAAGGGGTTCAGCCAGGATCATACGTCTATGATTTGATCCTTAACAGCAATACAGGACTGGAGCAAAAGTTGATTACAGGCACATTTGACATTGCTGGGGCTATTTCTCGATGAGCCCGCTGGAGATCAACGCACCTAATCTAAATCTAAGTATTACGCAAAGCGTCCCAACAATCACGACATCAGCCAGCGTGGCATATGTCGGATCTGAGACTTTTACGTTCAATCAGGCTGTTGCGAGTGCAACTTGGGTAATCCCTCACAACATGGCTAGACACCCAGCAGTCAGCGTGGTTGACAGTGCTGGTACTGTGGTGTTTGGAGAGGTTACCTACGACAGTGCGAACCAGATCACGGTTCGATTCTCCAGCGGATTCGCTGGCAAAGCATATTTAAACTAAGGAGAGAAACGTGGCAACAAAGTTCCTGACCAGCCTTGATCTTAGCAAAAATGAACTCCAGAACGCGGTAATCCAGAATCTTGCCACGGCTCCTGCGAGCCCAGTTGAGGGGCAGGTTTACTACGATACGGCGCTTGATGTACTCCGCGTCTACGCTAACGGCGCATGGGCAAGTCTTTCGACTGGCGCAGGAACCGTTACTGCTGTTACTGGTACTGGTGCAATTTCCTCAACAGGTGGCGCTACCCCAGAAATCAGCATTGCTGACGCTTCAACCACCGTCAAGGGTGCTGTCCAACTAGAGGATTCCACGTCTAGCACTTCAACCAGCAAGGCTGCAACGCCTGCGTCCGTCAAGTCTGCCTATGATCTTGCCAACGGCAAGGCAAACCCATCTGACACAACCTTTGTTGGTACGACCAGCGTTGCGCTGAACCGCTCGTCCGCAAACCTCGCCCTCACGGGGATCTCAAGCGTTGCGCTCCCAGGATCGTCAACGGGAACGACAACCCTTCAGCCAGCCGCAACGGCAGGCGGAACGGTTACCCTTCCAGCAACGACTGGTACGCTTGCTCTTACGTCTGACATTCCGTCGCTTACGGGCTACGTAACTGAGACTGGCACGCAGACCCTCACCAACAAGACGCTTACCGCGCCTATTGTTGATGGTGCTGGTGTGGTCTTTGAAGGCGCCACGGCTGACGACTATGAGACAACCCTTACGGTCACAGACCCAACCGCAGACCGAACGATTACCCTTCCAAATGCAACGGGTACGGTTGCGTTGACTGAAAACAAGTTGAGCA